GTACTGCTATCCACGCAGAGATTGAAAGAGCACTAGCAGATAATCCAGATGTGCTGATTGAAACCGAAGTTGAATACAACGGAATGAAAGCACACATTGACTGTTTTGTACCTGGTACCGGTGATGTCATTGACTGGAAAACTGTAAAGGTCCGGAACCTTTCTTACTTTCCAACAAATCAGCAACGGTGGCAGGTGCAGCTATACGGCTACCTCCTAGCTAAGAACGGCTATGCGGTCAACCGAGTGTCACTGGTAGCAATTGCCAGGGACGGGGACGAAAGAGATGTCAAGGTTTACACCGAAGACTACGATGAGTCCATTGCACTAGAAGCACTCGGTTGGCTAGCGGCTGTTAAAGAAGCAGCAGAGCCACCAGCACCAGAGAAGGACGCAACTTACTGTCAGTTCTATTGCAAGTATTATGACGCAAGTGGGCAGATGGGATGCGTTGGTCTAAAAAAAGAACGTATACCAGTCAGTGATGTAATCATTGCAGATCCTGATATTGACAAGAATGCACTGTTGTACTTACAGTTAGCAGGCAAGATTAAAGAGTTAGAAAAAGAACAAGATTCTTTGAAGGAATCCTTTGAAGGAGTAATGGGTACTACTAATTCAGGTATCGAACTGAGTTGGACAACTGTTAAAGGGCGCGAGTCAGTTGATAGTGACGAGGTAGAAAAACTATTAGGGTTTGTCCCTAAGAAGGTAGGAGCTGAGAGTCAGCGACTAACCGTAAAGCAAAGTGGAGGCAAGTAAATGGCTACAGAAGGAACAAAGTTCCAAATCAATTACAAGTTAAATGATGGAACGCTCATCAATCTTTACGCAGCAACTGCAACAGAACTAGAAGCAGGTCTTGCAGATCTATCTATGGTTGCAACACTTATCAAGTCAACGGGAAAAGAACTTGGCGGCGTTCCAACACAACCGGCCCCAAGCGTAGAGTCAATCGCGCAGTCATTCAATGCAGGCCCAGTGCAATCAGCACCAGAACCATCGGGTAATGGTAAATTTTGTAAGCACGGTCAGATGACACTGCGATCAGGTGTAGGACAAAAGGGTCCGTGGTCAGGTTATATGTGTGCAGCACCCAAGGGTGCGCCAGATAAGTGCGACACTATCTGGGTTCGATAGCAAGTGCGGGAGCCAAGTCAATACGAAGCTCCTAGTTGTGCAACAATCGGTGGTGACTTCTGGTTTCCTGATAAAGAACAGGAATCAATAAGTCTTACCGAGGCCCAGTATGCAAAATCAATTTGTATGCGTTGCCCCCACCGCAAAGAATGTGCTGAGTGGGGAATACGCAAAGAGAACTTTGGTATATGGGGTGGACTCTCTCCAAGAGAACGCTTCCGTATTCGCCAACAACGAGGCATTAGATTAAATCAGGAGGACGGCGTTGCTTAATCTTTCCCGCGCTTGGAGTGGAGTGCTTACCAAAGCAACACCACTACCTGATGTGTGGGATGGATTAAAGGCAGAAGGTATTAAGTTTCGCAGAGGCCAGGTATGTATGGTAGCTGCAGCACCTAATGCTGGTAAGTCTATGTTTGCTCTGATCTATGCAATCAAAGCCAAGGTTCCTACACTTTTCTTCTCCGCAGATACTGATACCGCTACTGTAATGATGAGGTCTGTATCGCATCTATCTGGTCATTCACAAGTGACAGTCGAAGCAAACCTGTCTAACGATAGTAAGTATTACAATGCACAGTTAGGTAAAGTTTCACACATCAAGTGGGTCTTTGATTCATCTCCAAACATTGACGACTTGGAGCTTGAGATCAGGGCCTACGTTGAACTCTATGGACAGCCACCTGAGTTGATAGTCATTGATAACTTAATGAACATCACTGCTGAGACGGACAACGAATGGGCAGGACTGAGAGCAATTATGATGGAGCTACACGATATGGCACGCAAGACTGAGGCCTGTGTATTAGTACTCCACCACGTATCAGAACAGTCAGAGTATGGGTCACCTAGTAACCCACCTCATCGCAGAGCAATTCACGGAAAGGTCAGTCAGTTACCTGCACTGATACTTACACTGGGCTACGACCCAACACAAGGAATACTCAAGGTTGCACCAGTTAAGAATCGCTTTGGAGCACACACTGCAGACGGCAGTAAGTATGCACAGCTACTGGTAAACTACGCAGCAGTACAGATATCAGACCAGAACGAATTTGGTTGGATGCTAAGGAAAGATACGATTGCAGGATACCAAGGAGGGTATAATGTCTGAACAGTTATCAAATAAGTACAGAGACAATCTAAGGATTGATGCAGTGCGTGATGCTAGTAATGCACTGCGTTCAGAACTAGATGCCATCAAGGTAGACCTAACCAACTTCGTTGGTGCGCTGCTGCAATCTGGTGTTGTCGAATTAGTTAAAGATGAAGAAGGCAATGTCATCTATAAGATCAACAAGGTTGTATTGGTAGATGAGTCAGTACAACAAGACTAAAGGTTCTCAGTTTGAGACAGATGTAATGAAGTGGCTCCGCAAGTGCGGAGTTATTGCAGAACGTCTGACTAAAGCTGGGGCAAAGGATGAGGGCGACATCGTAACTGTTATCGCGGGAGAAACCTATATCCTTGAACTCAAGAACAGGCAGACCCTTTCACTGCCTGAATTCTGGAGAGAAGCACAAGTTGAGGCGCTTAACTATGCTAAGGCTAGGGGTCTTGGGGAAGTTCCACTGTCTTATGTAATAGTTAAGCGTCGCAACGCATCAATAGATCAAGCCTGGGTCATTCAGGACCTAGCACAATGGTTAAAGGAGAAACAGTAATGCCAGTACCAGGTGGAGAAATAACAAGTACAGAATCGTGGTCAGAAAACCAAGCAGCATACGATGCTGCAATGGCAGAAGCGATTGAAGATGCTAAAGAAGTAGTTGAAGATTCAACTACTGAAGAAGAGGTCGAAGATGATTTGCCAGAACTGTCTTAAGGCAGGAGAAGAGAATACTCTTACTCACTACAAGCGTTCAGCACAATGGCACGATAAGTGTGATGACAAGGGGTGTGTATGCCAGCACAAGACTGGTCCAGGGTACGTAAAGCGGGCAGATACAAAGGTGCCATTGATGCAAACACAATCCCCATAGCTCCCATTGTCCAGCATTTCGGTGGTGAAGTAAGAGAAGGTAAGAGCGCATCGGTGAGATGCTGCCTACATAGCGACAGTCGCAGGTCTGCTGTTATGAATACCTACGACAACCTGTACTTCTGTCACACCTGCGGTAAAGGTGGCAATGCAGCTAACTTAGTGTGCATATTAGAGAACTTGGAGTTTAACGATGGCCTCAAACGTGCAGTCGAAATTGCTACTGGAAGCGGCGCAACAATACGCTCAAGCAATAAGTCCCGAAGCACTGGCCGTACTAAACGCACGTGGGATCTCTGAAGAGACAGCAGGACTGTTCCAACTAGGAACTATTACAAACCCAATCAACGGTCACGAGATGTATGAAGGGTGGCTATCTATCCCCTATCTTACTGCCTCTGGTGGTTGTGTTGGCTTTAAGTTTAGACGATTAGATGATGCCAAGCCTAAGTATGGATCTCCTACTGGGCAGAAGGCACATCTGTATAATGTATGTGACATCACTCTTGACTCACCACACATCGTTGTATGTGAAGGTGAACTAGATGCGATAGTCACTAGCGGAGAGCTTGGGATACCAGCAGTGGGAGTACCAGGTGTTGCAGCCTGGAAGCCACACTTTCCTAAGCTCTTTGCTGGTTATGAAACTATCTTTGTTGTTGGTGACAATGATATTAAAGAGGATGGTTCTAACCCTGGTGCTGAGTTTGCTAAGCGCGTGGCGAACGAGGTAATGAACTCACAAATTGTTACACTACCACCAGGTATGGACATCAATGATTACTACTTGGCTAATGGGATTGATGCTACAAGGAAGTTACTGATAGGGGAGTCAAATGTATGACAATGACAAGGCAAGAGTGGGACACGATGATACAGACTTTGCAGCATATGGGCTTCCAAATCCTAGAGATCAGTATGGAAACCGAGACATTGTTAATCCGTCCAATCCCAGTGCGGTAAATGCAGCTTTCGTCGCAGATGTCTGGCGCATTATGGATCAAGCTGGCAACCTACTGGTGCGTAAGCATCACGACTACGGCCCAAAGAACATTGCTCACTCACCAGGTGGACCACTTAATGGTTTGCGTGTACGTATGTGGGACAAGATAGCACGCATCAACAACTTACTTGACTCAGGTGTTAAGCCTAGCAATGAGTCATTGCGTGACTCCTTCTTAGACTTACTCAACTACTCAGCTATTGCAATGATGGTACTAGATGGCGTATGGCCTGAAGTACAGGAACCAGACTGTGACTGAAGGCTTCTATAAAACTGACACGTTCAAGACATCTAACGATGATACTTGGACTACACCTAGAGACTTCTTTGATAAGTTACACAAAGAGTTTAACTTTAGTTTAGATGCAGCAGCACTTGCTTCATCAACTCTAGTGCCCGACAACTGGTACGGACCTGACCATCCAGAGGAAGGCAAACGCGATGCGCTTATCCTAGATTGGAACCATAACTCACGTGGTAGACCTATCTGGCTGAACCCACCTTATGGTAGAACTATTAAGGATTGGGTACGCAAAGCTGATAGCGTTGCTAAAGCCGGTGGCGTAGTGGTGTGTTTAGTACCAGCACGCACTGATACTTCTTGGTGGCACGAGCATTGCATCCATCACGAGGTTAGATTTATTAAAGGCAGATTAAAGTTTGGTAATCAAAAGAACTCAGCTCCGTTTCCTAGTGCGATAGTGGTGATGCGATGACTGAGCTGCACCCAATAATCTATGACCTAGTACCTAGCGTTGCTAACACTATCCATCGTAGGTATAACAAGCACGTTGAGAAGGATGACATCAAGCAAGAGCTGATGGCGTGGGCTATGACTAGGGTTGAAGATCACACCATTGATCTAATGGAACCTATTGA